GTCCCTATCAAGGTTGGCGTCCCCGATAACGCTCGGAAGGAAGACATCAAAGATCTTCGACGCGACATCCTCGGTCCTATCATCGAGGGTCATTTACCGGTCGTACCTGACCAGTCGCGTGCCTCGTTGTTTAGCGCGTTCGATAAGCGCTGCAATTATAAATCATCACAACGAGTCCACCCGTCCGTTATCCGGGGCAGCCTGGATTTGCTAGACAAAATCTCTCCTGACGCATGGGACCCCCTGGTGCACGACAGGCGTTTATTCGAGGAATGGAACGCTCAATTCGACAGCAACAAGCAGAGCCGACACGTTAAGGCTTATGCTCAGTTGGCTGAAATAACGACGAAGGATTTTTCCGATAAACAGATCTTCGTCAAGGTCGAGGCTTTACTCAAACGCCACGACAAGAATTGGGCTCCTAGGATTATTTACCAATCCTCGGACCTACACAACGTCTGCCTCGGGCCCGTCATGTGGAAATGCACAAAGAGGATGTTTTCCTCCATGGAGTACGAACAACACGACCAAGATGTACGTTATCTTGGCGCCTACTCCAAGGAATCATCCCAACTGGTCGATTTCATCACAAGAACACCGACTTCCGAGTCGATGTTTGTGGAATCTGATTTCAGTAGCAACGACATGACGCAGCTCGAGGATGTTCACCTCCTGGAAATTCGTTGGCTCCAGCGCTTTGGCGCACCCCTGTGGCTCACTGCTTTGATGCATGTGGCGAATAAGTTTAAGGCTACTTCGCACAAACACAAGCTCAAAGTGCAAGTTGAGAATCAGCTACCAACAGGGGCTCAGAGCACGACTTTCCGCAATTCCATGTGGAACGCGTCCATCAATTACACGTGGGTAAAGAAGCACGGTTTAACAGGTAGTGTACTGCTACTTGGTGACGACATGCTTATGCGATGCGATAACATCAAATGGCGTAAGTCTTCAATCCGCCGCAGCTACGAGTTTGTCACTAAACTCGCCGGCATGAAAGCCGAGGTTGCGGTACGTCACCACTTGTCAGAGTGCACGTTCCTGTCCAAACAGTTCTTACCCTTTGGATCCTCCTTTGCCATGGCTCCAAAGTATGGCAAAGCTGTTGCCCGTTTCAACGTTCGCGCCACCAGCAATGAGGGCGTTAGCGATGAAAAGTATCTCGCGGGCAAGGCCCTCTCCTACGCTTACGAGTTTAGGTATGTTGGCCCCATCAAGAACCTCTTTATTCTCAAGTTTGCAGAATTGGAGGTTGATGCTGAAGCAATCAGCCTTGATGGACTTGGTTGGAACGCCAGAGGAGCATTCCTCCGGCATGGCATCGAGGGGGTGTTGGAGAAGGTGAGTTCATGTCCTAGCGTTTCGCGCGACGAGATGACTCAGTTTTATTACTATAAGTACTCCCTCACCGCTACCGATGTCATCCAACTGGTTCACAAACTACTCTTCGGAGTTGAGGACCTGGATCCCGTGTCTATGGGGTTCATCACTTCAGACTGGCTAGACTAGTGTGATTTATGGGACCCGCCAATACGGACGCCGCTTGTAGAGCAAAACAAAAAAAAAAAAAAAAAAACGAGATCGGAAGAGAACACGCCTAAACCACAGCACAAAACACACACACTATCCCC